GACAAACTTTCCTGATTTCGTTCGCGCTCGTTTAGCCATAAGTCTTCTCCTTAATAGCTAACACCGCGATCTTGAGCGACAAGGATGTAGTCAATCGACATCGACTTGGTTCCTGTAGCGTTACCGGAAATCTCCATCGCCGCCGCTGCCATGTTAGCGGTGGGAATGTTGGTGGTGTGCGTACCAACAAGAGAACGATTTATATAGTACTTAACCGTGTCGGTGCTCGTACCCTTTGTAGCAACGAAACTGACAGTGACATTAGTGTCATCAGCAAAGTCATTAGCCGCCGCAAGAGTGGTATCCGTCTCAGAATCACCAGACTCTGAAATCAAATGCGGAGTTGCATCGCCATCATCAATTTGAAAGCCGATCCTGTTTGACGCGGCAAGACAGTTCTCTGGGTTGGTAGCAAAGTTTTCGCAGAGACCAATGAACAGATCCATTTGGTCAGCGTCCGACATGGAGAATCTAGCTTCAAAATAAAGCTTCTCACCCGCCGTGCTAGGTAATCCAAAGATCTCATTACCTTGAATTGATGCACCGTCATTATCGGTAGTTGCCTGAGACGACAATTTCACAAAACCACCAATCGTATCGGCAAGGATAGCGGCGGAAGCACTGCTGTCTTTTACCACAGTCCAATCATTGGTGCTATCTAAGGCTACACCCGTAAAGTCATCCATATAGACAACTTGATCGGGCCACGCGGCGATATTCAGTCCTTCAAGAGATGCGCGGGCCGAAGAGAAAAGAACGGGTCCTGAAAAATGTGTTTTTGCCATTTGGCATTCCTCCTTACGAAAGGTTTCGCCCTAGAGTCTTCGTAAGCGTCTGCTGGGCCAGTCGCTAGGGCTAAGTAAGTCCCAGATGAGATGAGAGGGGGTTGCCCCCCTCTCCATCCCAGAATTAGGCTCCTGGCGAACCAAAAATGCCGCGAGGATCCGAAAACCCGAAAGCGTAACGCTCACGGGCCTTGTACCGAACATTTCCGGTATCAAAGTCACCCTCCATAGAAGTACGAATAGCTGACCGGTTGAACCCTTTAAGTCCATTCGGAGCATCCGTAATAATGAAGAAGGCGTCGGTGTCCGTGAGGAAATGGTTCACGAAGTAACCTTCCGGCAGCATACCCATGCTACGAATAGCATTGATATCGTTGTCCGCCGTTCCTGTGCGATAAGCCGATTCCAGAAGCCTGTCTGCGGTGAACTGAAGTTCTTTGGGAACAATCAGTTTTGTACCACGAACGGCAACCTTCAATCCGCGCTCATCCACGAAACCGGCAATATCAATAAGAGCCTGTTCAAGACTGGTCTCATTGAGGTCCGCTGCGGTGGAAAGTTCGTTACGGAACGTGTTTCCATTAGCCAAGGGGTGTACGGCTGAACAAAGTTCAACCCCGTCACCACCCGTCACAGTGCTATCAAACGCATTGTTAAGGACTGATGCAGCCTTAATCTGCTTTGTTTGACTCATGCTACGGGCAAGAGCCCTCGTATATCGACTGGCAAGTCGATCATACAAGTTATCTTCAATAGCTTCCTCGGTGATTGAGAATGCCAGAGCAATCGTCTCCATGGTATAACGAGCCGTATAGACTTCTTGAGCATCGTCAAACGATACTGCCGAACCCTCTGACTTCGTTGGCGCGGTGCCAAACCCGGAAAGCATTACCTCTTCTTCAAAGGCGCGATCCGAAGTTTCCATGGTGAAGATTTGCTCATGTTCACGATCATACTGATCGTATTCCAAGCCAAACAGTGCGTTTAGGCCGGGTTCCAACTCTTTTACGAGTTGTGCTCTACTAATAGCCATTAATCAACCCTCCTATACGCCAGTGGTTGAAACAGTGCCGCCTGCAATAGCACCATTCGGGCTATTGAAGCTGTTGTTCAACCGCACAATCATTGGAATACCTGCCGCTGCAAAATCCTCATTACCAGGGTCTTCTTGCCAACCCATGATACGAAGGTTCAAGTTAGCGGTGGTGTTGATCGTGCTTACCGCCAACGTAGCTGAAGACATCCCAGTGGTACTGCTTCCGCTTGTGCCACTAGCAAAGTTTGCGTTAGCAAAGACCGCAGCCCTTGCACCCGCTTCATTTGTGAGAGATGCATCCGTAGCAATTGCAAACAATTGCATGGGATCATCAGCAACGAATGCTTTAACAGGGTGATTACTATCCGCACCGGATCCAGGCCAATGGTTACTAAAGACAGGCTTTCCTGTCGTACTAGAAACATACTCGCAACCCATGAAAGCGCCTACGAGACCAACAGTGCCACCTGCCGCAGCGCCCACGATGTCAATAAACCCCGTAGAGAGGGGAATGACGGGACTGCCTTGGAAGATTTCATTGCTGTTACCGCTTGCAATTTCATATTGGGTATAGCCCGAAACACCAGTGGAGTTTGAGTTTTGGCCCACTTTAGCGATAGGCCGCAAACCGAATGCTCCATTAGCATTTGCCATGTTCTACACTCCTCTACATAGCAAGTTAAACAAAACCTAAGTGTTCTTAGGTCCTCCAAATGTAACACGCGACTGACGCTCCGGTTTTTGAAGCGACATCGAATGGTGCTGGTTTTCCTTCATAAGATCGTTATCAACCGCCGCCATAGCATCAGAATTCATCTGATTAAAATAATGACGACGCTCTTCTACGATCTCCTCTGGAATACGAGCCAGCAACAATCCACCAACGCCAAAAACACCTTCGTAGCTTCCGCTTTCAATAGTAGGCGCTTCAAAGTCCGGGTATTCGTCTTTCCTCACAAGTTCCCAACCTTCCCGTACACGGGCAGACAAGTTCTTGCGATCATCGAAACCCCGAACCTCCGCGCGAATCCAGCGGTGAACATAGCCATCTGGCGGAGGAGGTGCATCCAATAAGGATGGTGGTTTCCAAGGTTGCCGTCTGGGTTTAGCCGAACGGGTCTTAGATGCGCGAGGAGTTCTATCTAACTGTTTGTCGGACATCATCCTGCTCCTAGCGTTTTATGTTTCGCGTACTCATTTAGAGGAACTCCCAACTTATTAGCGATTGCAACCTCGCTAGGAGTTAACCTCACTTGGGTTTTGCGTCCCGTGCTACTGGAACGAGTGGCAGATGCTACAGCCTGTTGGGGCCTTCGCGTATCTGAAGAGGTCTCGACCTCACCGCTAAACTTATGCGGAAAAGCTTCCCGTATCCTCTTGTCTAGCTCATGGTAGTACTCAGGAGACTCTGTGTCAAAGCCTTCTTCCTCTACGATCTTCTTGTGAATTCCAAAAGCCGCGAAGGTCATGGCTTCGTCAGATCCGAACCATTCATTCTTTTCTGCCCAAGCTTCTGCTTTAGGATCTGGTCTATTAGGAACTTGATTAGCTTGAGGGACGGGCTGTTGAGCCTGCTGCTGATATTGAGCCTGCTGTTGTTTGGCCGCAGCAACGCGCTCTTCTTCAATAGCAAGACGCGCTAATTTCTTATTTAGTTCAACCTGGGCAGACGTATCGTTCGTAGCGATTGCGGTCTCTAGGTCTTTTTCTAAGGACTCTGTCTGAGTGGCTACACGATCTCCGTACTCCTCGACATACCCCTTATCCAAACTTTGAACACGATCTTTCAGTTGCGCGTTCTCGGCCTGTATGTTTTTAGCAAAATCTATTGCGGCCTGCTGCTGGCGTTCAGCTTCTCGAACTTTGTGAGTAAGCTTATCAATGCGCTTTTTGACCTTTTTGCTGTACTGCTCATGCTCTTCTAAGTCTTCCTGATCTTCTTGATTTACCGAATCTGCCTGAAGCTCCTCAGAAGCAACTTCTTCCAGATCTACCGTAATCTCTTCACCTTCAGCGGGAAGATCTACAACAAGGTCTTCGTTCCTCTCAGCCATTTCTTTCTCCTAAATGTGCAGGATATCTTCGGGATCCTGTATTACAGCTATTACTTCATCGTCATTAAGAATACGGACCTCTCCACCATCTATCTTAAAGCGAGAACCCGCATATCGACCAAACAGAACCCAGTCTTTTTCTTTACACCATGCTCCACTTGGAAACTTGCTCTTATCGTCATAGGCAAGGGGACCAGCCTTTAGTACAAAACCACAGACAGTGGCTAAAGCCTCCCTATCAACAACAGCGTCAGGAAGGAGGATTCCACCCTCGGTCTTTCCCTTTCCTCTATATGGTAAAATAAGAAGACGCCACCCCGTGGGAGAGGGCATCCTATCCAGAACACTTCCGTCAATTTTTTCGGGGTCTAGAACCTTTTCCTCAATGCTGACGTAGGCGTCAGTTAAAGAGACCAGATTATCTGTAGTCTCAGACTTTTCCATCATGAATCTGCCTTTTCTAGGATTTCTCTTAACTCCTGACCTATATAATCTAAAGACTCTATATTGCCAACAAGTTGTTTGTATTCATAGAAATCCTTAACAACGCCGTCTGTCATCATCTCAGAAAC